GCGTGGCGGGGGGGCGTGTGGTTGTCCCCCCCCGCCCCCGCCCGGTGGCGGTCTACTTCGTGAGGAAGTACGCCGTGGTGCTCGCGGATCCAGCGGTCGCGGTGACCGCGTAGCAGCCCTTCGCGCTCGGGGTCTTCCAGTTCTGGATGAACTGGCCCGTGAGCGCGTCGTAGCGCAGGCTGGTCCCGCCCGTGGTCGTGAACTCGATCGGGTCGGTGTTCGTCGCGCCCGCGCACACGTTCGACGGGGCCACGGAGAACGACACGAGCGCCGGGTCGGTGACCTCCACGCCGTCGGCGTACAGGTCGAACTTCAACGGGACCGTCCTGCCCGCCCTCACCGTGTTGACAACGCCGCCCATGTCCACCGGGTCGTAGAACCCGCCGAACGAGTACGTCGGGCCGACGGCCTCCACGGTGTAGGTGGCCGACGCGGTGCCGGTGTTCCCGGCGGCGTCGGTCGCGGTGCCGGTCACGGTCCAGGTGCCCGGCGTGTCCCCGTACCCGGAGACGTTGCACGGGATCGCACCGTCGCGGTCATCGACCGCCGTGCAGGACGCCGCCGGGACGGAGCCCTCCGGGTAGGTCGCGCCGTCGGCCACGCCGTTGATCGTCACCACGGGCGGCGTCGTGTCAGGCACCGGGATGACCGTGTAGGTGACCGACGCGCTGGCCGAGTTCCCGGACGTGTCGGTGCCCGTGACCGTCATCGTGTGCGTGCCGATCGCCGTCGAGAAGCCCGACTGGACGCAGGTTCCGACCGCAACGTCATCGGTACACCCGTAGATGGGAGCGGGGACGAACCCGTCCCAGTAGGTAACGCCGTCCTCGGGAGACACGATGCCCACGACGGGCGGTGTCGTGTCCGGCGCGCTGACGACGATCTGCCACGTCGTCGTGATGATCGTCGCCTTCTGGTACTGGTACGCGACGCTGGCGGTGTAGGTGCCCGCCGTCACCCCGGTGACGGAGAGGGTGTAGTTGACGCCGCACCCGCTGGTCCCGCTGACCGGGACGCTGGTGCCGGTGTACCCGGCGCCGACCGGGACGTTGACCCTGAGAGTCCCCGGCGAGCAGACCGACGCGCTGCCGAAATCCACTCGCGCGGTGAAGGTTGCTGTCTGCCCGACCGCGAGAGCCGTGGGCTCCCCGGTGGCGCTGACGGTGTAGGCGCCATTGGTGCCCGTGACGGTGGCGTTCGCGGGGACAGCCGCGAAGCCCACCGAGGCGAGGACAAGGGCAGCGACAACGCCGACCCGGCCCAGCAGCCGTGAACGGTTCATTGGGTTCCAACTCCGATCTGTGGAGGGCGGGTCAGCCGCTGGTGCGGTGCCCGTTCAGGTCTTCGTCATCAGGTGGTTCCCCGACCAGTTCCGCCAGGTCATCGGCGGCGTCCTCCAAGCCGCGAGCGCGCCCCTTGTACCACGCAGCCGCCGACTGACTCAGGCCAGGGAGGAAGCGGGCGCTGCGGTCCCTGAGCGCCGTCAGTCGCCACTTTCGCACCAGCGCACGAAGCATATCCGCCGAATCCACGTGGATCAGCCGCTGAGGCGGTGCCCGTTCAGGTCTTCGGTCCAGCCCACGTACACCTTCCCCCAGCGGCGTTCCAGTTCCCCGATCGTGGTGGTCCCGACCCGGCCCTTGCTCGGCCAGTCCGTCGTGCGGATCTTGTCGCCACCGAGGGACAGAGCGATGTGCCCGAACCGACCCCCGGAGAAGAACACAGGGAAGCCGGGGCGCGGGTCACGGCCCCGGTGCTTGATGGTCGCGCCCTCCCACGCCTTGATCGCGGACGGGAACTTGGAGCCCACCCCACACCACGTGCGGACGTACCGCAGGCACAGGAACGGAACGCAACTACTTGCGCTTGCGGCGCGCTGTACCCGGCTCATTGGACCCATCTGTGCTACCTCCTTGACTCGACTGGCCGATAATGACAACGAACGCACCGGCCAGCATCAGCGAAGCGGCCATGAACGCGATGGCGAGTTCGTCCGTCTCCACCGCCATCCCGGCAGCGGACACGGCGAAGAAGGCAGACGCGATGAGCAGCGGCCACTTGTTCGGGAACTTGGGCATCTGCATAGCGTCTCCTATCAGGACCGCACGACGGGGACGGTGATGGTGCTACCACCCCAGTGGACCACGAACTCCTGCGTAGCGTCAGGAATGGGGTTCGGGATCAGGATGGTCGTCGCCCCGTACAGGCCGACGCGGGTGAGGGTGAGCGGCGGGTCCACGGTGATACCGTCCATCAGGTCCGGCGCGCCCGTGTCTGCGGAGTATTCGGGGCCGATCTGCGTGGAGTAGCCAAACGAGTTCATCACGCCGCCGAGGCCGGACCACGTATACAGGACGTGATCCGCGATGTTCGCCGGGTACATCGTCTGGTAGTCGATGTTCTGGCCGTTGTCGAGGAACCCGACATCGGGCCACTTCGCGGTAGCCAGCGCGGCCAACCCCCTCGCCACGTCCTCGATGGCGTCGCTGGGCTTCACCGTGTAGCGGACGACCGCGCCGGTCGTCTCCCGCCTGATCCCGTACTCGTGGCCGACCGCCATGACCGAATCGTCCAGCCAGAAGGTGCCCTTCTCCGGGCGTGCAGCCCACGGCTGCTGCGTCAGCGTGAGGCTGATGTCACCCTGGCGCATCACCTGCACCCACGCCGTCACCTCGCGTGCGCCCTGCCCGCTCCCGGGGTGGATTTCCAGAGTCCACGACTGGTGGGCTGCGGTGTTCGCCGCAGCCTGGATGGCGCGTTGGAGCGCGGCGATCGTCGCGGCCCGGTTGATGGTCTTGACGATCGGCCACACCAGCGTCGGCCCGTACCGGACCTCGCGGATAGTGGTGCCGCCGTAGCGGACACCGTTGACGACCTTCGTGAAGTCTGCGGACGGCATGGCAGGCGCCTACGTCAGCAGGTACAGCGTCGAAGGGTCAGGCGGGGTGAGCGCCTGGTACTGCGCCACGGTGCACACGACGACTTTCAGGCCGACGGATCCGATCTTGTTCCACACGGACCCGGCCCCGGCGACGTACATGGCCTCGTCCGTCTCGTTCAGGTGAGCCTCACCTGTGCGGGGCGTCTGGAACGTCCACGCGCCGTTCGTCCACGTTGCGACCTTGCCGTCCTGCCCGGCGAACGCGCCCGTGGCGCCGACCCCGACGATGTAGGCGTCGCCAGCGGTCGGCGCCGTCGGTGGTGTCGCGGTGATGGCGCGCACGGGGATGCCGTGGGTGATGCCCGACGCGACCGAGGCGATCTTCGTGTCCACCTGGGCCTTCGTGTAGCCGCTGTTCGCCGTGAGGACCGCTTCGGGCTTCCACAGCGTCCCGTCGAACACGAGCGCGTCGTCCTTGGCCGCGTTGTCGCGGTCCTCGATGTAGTAGCCGAGGGTGTGCCGCAGCGTCACGTTCACGTGCTGACGCTGCACGTCGAGGTTGATCGTGGGCGACGTGATCGACCCGTCGGCGGGGACGCGCAGCGTCAGCGTTCCCGGCGCCGAGGTGACCGACAGAGGCGCGGGCACGTTCGACAGCAGACCCGCCGTGAGGTCTTGGACACCGCACGTCGTGGCGAGCAGTTCAGTCGAGGCGCCCACGCCACCGGAGCCGCCCCGGTCCGTGATGTTCTGACACCTGACCCACATGTTCCCGGCGGGGTCGCACAGCGAGACGGGGCGGGCCGCTTCGATGGTCAGCGCAGACTGGAACCAGCGGCAGGTGTAGTCGCCGTTGAAGGGAGCCGCCTGGAACGCGGCGTTGATGTGCTGCGCCAACACGTTGCCGTCGAGTTCGTCACCGGCGACGAGGGTGTAGGTGAACGTGCGGGGGGCGACGCCGGGGAAGCCGACGGCCTCCGTCATGCGCATCACCAGGCCCGCCGTGACGCGCCCACCGGCCCCGTTCACGGCGTCGCACATGACCTGCGGCAGCGCGGGCGCTGCGCCCGTCTGCGTGATGACGATGTTGCCGTTCACCTCGGACGCGTTCAGGCCCAGAGTGACCGGGTTCGCCCCGGAAGCCGCCGCGACGTTCGGGACGGTGATCGTGTCCGTGATCGCCTTGATGGCCGCGAGGAGCGCGTCAGCGGTGCCGTGCCCGGCGGACATGCCGGTGAACCGCACCACGTCGTCGTTGACCGAGCACAGGTAGATGTCCTGCGCCTTCGGCGGGTGGAGCAGCGGGTCGGGCCGCGTGTCCGCTGCCATGCCGTACCGCTTCGTCGCGTCGTTGATGTCGCCGGGGACCAGCGCGGCGGTGCCCGAGTAGACCGTCGGTGTCTGCCGGGGCGTCTTGTCCCACCGGGTCGTCCACATGCCACCAGCGCCCAGGACGAGCACGTCGCCCTGCTGTGCCGCCGACACGTCCACGTCGGGCAGGGACGCCAGGGTGGGCACCGCCACCGGGGCACCGATCTGCCACGCCTGCGTAGCCGAGTCCCAGACGATCAGCGACCCGTCGGCCACACCCGTGACGCCCCACATCTCCGCGAGGTCGGACAGGGACAGGCGCCCCACGTTCCACTCGTTCGCGCCGGGGTTGTAGATGGGGACGCCGTGGTCGTTGGCCGGGTCACCGCCGGGCGCGTAGAACACGTTGCTCTCGTCACCGAAGTAGTCCGCCGACGGCAGCCACATGCGCTGCCCGGCGTCCCACAGCAGCATGTCGCCGTCGTCGTTGCCGTCCGCGACCGTGGACGCGGCGACGGGGCCGATGTTGTCCCAGCCGGACGCGGCGATGTAGACGTGCAGGTGCCCGTCGTCGCGGGTGACGGCAAGGTCACCGTCGAACGGGTTGGTGATCGTCGCCAGGGCCGCAGCGTCCGCGACCGCGCCACGGAACTGCGTGGGCTTCGGCATGAGGACCGGCACCCACTGCTTCTGCGCCGCCGAGTAGACCAGCGCCGTGCCGTTGCGGAGGCCCGTCGTGTCCACGTCGAGGAGGTCGTCAAGGGCCTGCACGCCCGGCGTCGAGGCGGGGCCCTGCGACACCGCGTGCCAGCCCGTGCCGAGGTCGTGCGCCCACAGGATCCCCGTGAGGGTGTCGTAGTGGAGGTCGCCGTCCCGCGACGCCGTGGGGAACTGGGTGTGGTTCGGGTCGCCCTGCGCGATCGTGAACGGGTTGCCGTACCGGGTGACCGTCCGCCACGTCCCGCCCACGTACTGCCACAGGTCACCGAGGGTGGTGTCCACCCACATGTCGCCGTCACGGGCGGGCGGGACCATCGCGGAGCCCGGGTTGGTCGGCGGGTTCGGGCCGGTGCGGATCCGGCCCGTGAACGCGTCGATCATCGACAGGAACGCCGTCCACGCGTACGCGAGGTCCGCCGGGGTGATGTAGTGCTCCACCGGCGGATCGGTGGGCTCGGGGAACAGTTGGCCGAGGATCTGATCCGCAGTGGGGATCGAGCCCGGTGGGAACGGCTTGTAGGGGATGAACTGCTGCGCGTCGTCGTACGGCGAGGTCATCGCGTCTCCCTACGGGCTCAGCACAGCGAAGTCGCTGGCGTCGAACTCCGGGCCGAACGGGCCCGTGGCAAGGGTATCCATGATGGCCTGCGTCACCTCGGTGTAGCGAGGGCCTGTCACGTCGGGCGACCACACGCGGGGCGGCTGCGTCAGGTGGTTGGGGTTGATCGACAGGATGTAGGCGTCCACCTCACGGATGCCGGTGTTCCCGTCGGGGAACATGCCTTGCGAGAAGTCCATGCTGACGCCCTGCCGCGACAGCGACGACACCGACGACGGGAGGCGGCACTTGTCGCCGTTGCACGCCTTCGCGAACTCGTAGGCCAGGACACCCGCCGCCCACTCCCCGGCGTTGCCCGGCTTGATGCCCGGCGTGTAGATCACCGTGAACGCGTCGGGGTGGTCCCAGTCCTTCGTCATGTCCTGGCACTCAGGCCAGCACAGCCCGTCCTGCCGGACCAGCAGGCGCCCGTTGTCGATCCGGTACGCGCTGTGGGGCAGTTCCACGCCGTGCTCCCACACCGAGTGAACGGCGGCGACGAGGCCCGGCATGGCAATCTCGCAGATTTCCGTGCAGGAGCAGTCCTTCGTCCCGCAGCCGCAGGGCGCGTTGTACCAGAACCCGCCACGGGTGAAGGGCCGCAGCATCGGGGGCCACGCGACCCCCCTGGCGGCGGCGGCGTCCGCGCACCCCTTCCGGCACGGGCGGGCAGCGACCGGGCAGCCCCCGACGAGGCCACCGGAGAGGTGGTTGAGGGTGGACCACGCGAGGGAGGTAGCACGGTCCTGCACGTCCTTGGACAACCCGTCCCACCACGTGCGATCCCCGCAGCCGAGGTTGAGGTTCCACTGGACGCAGCCCACGGTTCGCTCCTAAGAATGAGCCCGGCGGCTGGGCGGCGATGACCCAGCCGCCGGGCGACTCGTTCGCGGTGTCAGCGGGTCTTCGTGACCGTGACGTCGAGGGCGGTGGTGACCTTGCCCTGCTGGGCGGTGGCCTTGTAGTCGCCGGGGGCGGCGTACGTGTGCTCGATCGACGCGCTCGGGCTGGCCTGGTACGTGTAGTTGCCGTCGCCCCACTCGATGTAGATGGGGTGCGCGGTGTCGCTGACCGTGACGGTCGCCTTGTTCCCGGTGCCCCCGGCGATCGTCGGGGCGGTGCCCGGCGCGATCGACGGGTCGAGCAGCGGACGGCAGCCGTCGCCCGGGTCCGTCGGCGCGGGGTGCTGCGTGAACTGGACGTGCAGGTGGTCACCGGCACCGATGGGCTTGTTCAGCGGCCCGGGGACGCCGTTGTCCGTCACCACGTCGTACGGCCCGACACCCCAGCCAGCGCCGGACTTCGTGGCCGCACCCGTGATCGTGAAGTTGACCGCCGCGTTCTCGATGGTGAAGTCACCGAGCACGCCACCCTTGAGGTACGGGAGGAGGATGTAGCCGAGCGCGGACTTCGCGGCAGCGGCAGCCGCCGACGTGTCGCACTTCTCGCCGGGGACGCCCGCCCACACCTCCAGCGCGAACCCGGAGTCGTCCAGGCTCACCTTGTCCGACATGCGGAACCCGACGACATCGCCCTTCGCGTCCTTGACCGTCTCCTGGCCGGTGACGAGGGCGAACAGTTCCGGGTCCACGTTGCAGAAGTTGAGTTCCGCCGTGTACCCGCCGAAGGTGGGCGAGGGCGCGTCGTTGACGCAGGTCTTGCCGTTCGCCTTCGTGACGGTGATGGCCTCACCCTCGTTGATCTGCGCCGAGAGCGCGACGGAGATGAACCCGTCCGTCACGATCTGGCCGCAGTCGCCGTACACGGGGCTGCCGCAGCCGTCCAGGCGAGTCAGCCGCATCATCCGACCCCGGACGAGGGGGAAAGTACGAGAACCCATGTCAGTGCTCCTTGTCGGGGGCTGGCTTGCTGTCGGTCTTGCGGGCTGGCTTGCTGGCGGACTTCGGTGCGGGCTTCGCGGAGGCGGTCAGCCACTCCCCGTACGCCTCGGCCACGTCGTCGGGCACGGAGAACCCCTCGCCGGTGCCGCGAACGACGTAGGGGTTGTCGTAGCCGCGCTCGGCGGCGATCCGCGTCAGGGTCGCGCGGACGTCCTCGGTGTACGGGGCGACGAATCCCACGGCAGCCTCCTACGGCGCGATCTTCGCGGCGACCACGAGGTCGCAGTCGATGAGGGCGGCGACGACACGCTCGGCCAGCGCGTACTTGTCGTTGTTGGCGGTGTCGTAGGCGACGCTGGTGACCACGGGGGTCATCAGAATCTCCATCGCGCCGGTCCCGAAGATCCAGCGGTTCGCGATGGCCGAGCCACCGATCTGCGCGGTCGCGAACGCCTGACTGAACGCCTGGTTGAAGGGCCCACCAGTCCGCGTCCGGTACAGGTCGTACCCGGCTCCGATGACCACGGGCGTCCCGAGGATCGTCCGCAGCGTGGACGTGAGCGGGTCGAAGTGGAGGGCCTGCTGGCCGATCAGGTCGTACGCGGTCACGAGGTCCATGTGGACGATGCCCTGGCCCGCGTACCGCTCCGAGAGGGCCTGCTCGACCTGGCCGAGCGCCGCGAGCGCGGTCTGCGTGCCCGTGGTCGCGCCGACGACGCCACCGGACACCGCCGGGGTGGCGGCGGGATCGGTGAACGGCTGGAACGCCTTGACGACGATGCCACGCTCGATCGCGGTGGACGCGCCAGCGATCAGGCGCTCCCGCGCGATGTCCTCGTACGACCGCTCCGTGTTGAGCAGGTCGCACTTCACGCCGTCGTAGATCCAGAACGGCTCAGCGGACCCCCACGACGGGGCGTCGAAGGTCTTGCTGACAGCGGGACCGCCGCACTTCTCGTCGCCGTACCGGGCGAACCCGCAAAGCACCGAGTCGAACGTGGCGCCGCCGTAGGCCCACGGCCCGTTCTCCTCGCGCATGGGCACGACCGACAGAACGCCCGTGGTGCGCGGCAGGGGAGTGGGTGGTGCCACCCGATCCTGCGCGGTGATGAACCCCATGATCGTCCTTCCGGTCGGTGCCTGTCACGAGCGGGAGCGGGAGGCTCCCCCCACCCAGGACAATCAGGTGGGGGGAGCCGCCCGTCAGGCGCGCTTGGCGAACACGGAGCCCGAGCAGTTGGTGGCGTCGTTCGCGGCGGTGACGCCGTTGGCGCACACCGGCACGGTCACCTTGACGCCGCCGTTGCAGCGACGGATGACCTCGTACGCCTCCTCCATGAACAGGCCCGTGTAGACGTTGTTCCCGAGGTCCGTGGTGTCGTACACGGTGTCGAGGCTGATGACGCCCATCGTGCCCTTGACGAAGGTGCCCGACGGGTAGATCAGCAGCGTCGCGGTCGCCGGGTACTTGAAGGCGTCCGTGGCGGTGGCGCCCATCTCGTCCAGGCCGTACACGTACTGGACCGAGGCGCCACGGATGGCGAAGAACTCCGCGAGCATGGAGTCGCTGGCGTTCACCAGGTCCACGCCGGTGCGGCGGGCCAGGTCCGAACGCAGCGCAGCCTTGAGCCAGTGCGGCGCCAGCACCTCCAGGTTCTGGTTGCGCGGGAGGCGGTACATCTGGCGCTGCTGCTCGATGACGGCGGCGATGTTGTCGAGGGTCGCCGTGAGGGAGCCGTTCTCGGGGACCGTGACCGCGCCGGTGGCGAGGAGCGCGCTGATCTTCGCGATGGTCTTCTGGTTCGCCCAGTTCGCGTACGCGACCAGCGAGTTCTCGATGAAGTGCCGCGTGTACTCGGGGAACGCGGCGTTCTTGAGGATGCCGGCCTTGATGCAGAGCCCGATCGCGTCGAGGACGTACTGCTCCGGGTTGGGGCAGTCCACCGTGACGCACGGCTTCGTGTTGTTCGGCGGGTTGCCCGCGCCAGCGGTGTTCGCGGGCTGGGAGCCGTCGGTCCACTCGAACGGGTTGAACTTGCTGGTGTCCGAGTAGAACTTGGAGAAGTCGATGCCGTGGAACACCTGCACCGAGCCGCGCGGCACGTTCACCTCGGGGAGGGAGAGCAGGCCGTCCGGGGTGGCGCGGGAGCAGAGGTCCCACAGCGTCTCGGACGGGGCGCACCAGCCGCCAGCGGCGACCAGGGACTCGCCCGGCAGGCGCGACTCCTTGCCCACCGTGTCGAGCACGTCCTGGTCGGCGGCGGGGTCGCCGGTGAGGGCGAACTCGTGGCTCATCTTGATCTGAGCGACGCCGTAGCGGTTGAAGGTCTGCGAGGTCGCAGGCCCGCTGGGCAGGGCGCGCAGGCGGGCGTTGAAGCCCTCCGCTGCCTGGTCGAGCGAGTCGAGGACGGTGCCGGTGGCGAAGCCGGGCACGTCGGCGGCAGCAGTGATGACGTTCACGGCCTTCTCCTTCGGGATGACGACCGCCGGGGCGTTCCTGGCGGCGCGGGAAGTGGGCGACTCGGCGGCGGCGGTCACCACGTCGTCGGTGGCGGCGGCGCTCTCGGGCTCGTCGCCCTCAGCGTCGTCGTCGTTGTCGGGCTCGTCGCCCTCGGCGGCGTCCTCGTCGGCGGCGGCGTCCTCGTCGGCGTCGCCCTCGTCGCTGGCCTCCACGGGAGCCTCGGGGGCGTCCACGGACGCCTCCACGACCGGCTCGACCTCGGGCTCGGCGCTGGCCTCCACGACCGCCTCGGGCTCGGGCGCCATCTCCGCGACCAGCGCGGCGGCGCTCTCACGCAGCGCCTCGCGGCGACCCTGCTCGGCCTTGATGTCCCGGATGGCGGCGACGACGCGCTCGGCCTCCGTGACCGTGGCCTCGTCGGAGTCCGGGGTCAGCCCCAGTCCGGTGAACGCGGCCTCGCCCTGCGCGCGAAGCGCCGCAAGATCCTCGTTGGAGAGGGCCTGGATGCCCTGCTCGGGGAGTACGAACATGACGTGTGCCTCCGTGGTGGAAGGATTCGGAACGAGCCCTCAGTACGAGGCACACCACGGGGCGTAGCGCCACCAGCGGAATCACTAGGGGCGATCGTGCCCCTACGAAGTGGGCGAGTCAAGCACCGAACAAGAACCAGCCCCCCGCGTCATGGCAGCACGGAGGGCCGGTCCTGGCGCCCCACAGCGCCACACGATGCAGGTTTGACCGGGCCCTACACCGTGGCCTTGTACGTCCCACCGACACGCGCGACGACAGCCTGCGCCTCAGCGAGCGTGTTGACGGTGATCTTCGTGCCGTCTCCCTTGGTGACTTCGAACTTCGCGCCACCGCCGCTTCCGCAGCCACACCCCATGCTCAGACTCCCATCTCGGTCAGCAGCGCCTCGGCGCGCATCTTCTTCTGCTCGGTCAGCAGCGCCGCGACCCGCATCCGGTGCTGGTCGGGCGTGACCACGCCAGCGGCCACCAGCGCAGTCTGCCCGTCAGCCGCCGACGCTGCCAGCGCAGGGCGGGGGATCGGGTAGCCGGGGACGTTCACCGCGAGGGCACCCACCAGTTCCAGGTTCCCGGCGATGGCCCGCCAGTCCCCGGACAGCGCCGACGCACGGAACCGCGCCACCTGATCCGCGTCGAGGTTGGGCCGCATCGCACCGGCCACCCAGATGCCGTAGGCGTCCTCACCGACGGCCACGTCAGCGACGACGGCGCCCGTGTTGTCGTAGTGCGCCGCAGCGGGGCGGGCCCGGTACGACAGGGGCGCGTGGCCGGTGTCCATCGTCAGCGACCCCACCGGCACCTCCCCGTCCGTGGTCAGCACGACCCCAGTGCGGAAGTACCCGTACGCAGCCTTCGACTGCGGAGGCGTCACGCACGCGTCCTGGATGCCGATGTGGCACGTCCCCCAGGTCGCCAGGTGCCCGAACACCCGCCCGTCCTCGGTGACCGTGACCGGCGTCGGGCCGGTCAGGCCAGGGTCGGTGAACCAGGCACCGTCGAGAACGGGGCGCGCGTCGCGGGTCAGCGTGACCGACGCGACCAGCGCCGTCGTCTCGCAGTCGTCGCACGCGGCCTCCGTCGTCTCCCCGGACAGCGGCGGGTTGCCGGGCATCCCCTTCTGCCCCGGCCAGTAGCCGAGAGCGTCGTGATGCCACTGCGCGCAGGTGCGGTTGAGGTACTGCGGGCCGACGTACTTCCGCAGTTGGCGGGTGCAGCGGGTGAAGTCTCCGGGGGTGCCCCACCGGATCTTCGCGGCGCCCTCGCCCTTCGTCCAGTAGTGGTGGATCCGCGCCGTCGGCGCCGGGTCCGTGACCCAGCCGGGTCCGCGTCCGAAGTCGTCGGTGGACTCCGACGCGACAAGGGCGTCCTCCACGACGGGCGGCTCACCCTGGAAAGACGGCGCACCCTGGTCCTCAACGTCCACCGGGCCGGGGCCGAGCGCGATGTACGCCTCCGCGAACGCGGGGATCGCGCAGATGGTGGCGGCGCTGATCCGGCCCTTGGAGAACTCGGTCAGGGGGTTGTCGCCCTCGGCGCCGTCCACGGCCAGTTCGGCGCTGTCCACGTCCACGCTGATGCCGCGCAGATGCTCCTCACCGATGAGCCCGGCCACCTCGTCGGCAGCGGCGGTGTCAGCGAACCGGCCAGCCCACCGGACCAGCGGCCCCTCCCGCCAGATGCGGCTGATCTGCCCGACGACGACGGACCCGTCATGGCCCGGCAGGTTCGCGGGCTGGTACATCAGCGGGATCGGCAGGTCACGCCAGGACAGCGCATCGACGGAGAACATGCGCCCGTCCCCGGACGGGATGCCCTCGGGGGCGAGGACGCCGTGGCACTCCAACGGCTCCACGCGCACCGCGTCGTCGTGCCACATCTCGTCGCCGGTGGCAGCGTCGTCCACCACGACCTCATCGAGAACGTCGGCCTCGGCCATCGTGGTCACCTCTCCACCGTTGTGCTGCGGGCGGACGCGTGAACGCCGCTCCATGTACCCCGGCTGGCCGGGCTTCTTGCCGTCGCGGTTCACGCGCACCCAGTCACCGCGAGCGATGGCGCGTTCCTCGTCGGCGTTGGCCTTACGGCGCTTCACGATACGGCCTTCGCTGCGCTTCGGGGTGTACCGAGCGCCACGCGACACCACCTTGGGCGTCCTGCGGCCTTCAAGGAAGATCAGATCGTGTCCACCGGCGACCAGAGACGGTGCCGTCACCGACAGCACGCACCGGCAGTTGATCCAGCCCTCCGGGGGGCCCACCGGCTCCCCGGGGAACCGCAGGTCAGCGGTACCCACGCTGAACCGTTCAGCGACGGCCAGCGTCTCGCCGTGGAGGGGGACGTGCAGTTCCCGCACGTCGTCGTCGCGCATCGTCACCCACGTCTTCGTCGCACCGGCGGGTGCCGCGTCCAGGGTGGCAGCGTTCACGATGTACGTCGCCAGCCACAGGCTGATCCGGTCCACCTGCGCTTCGTCGTGGGGTTCGGTCGTCTTCGCGAGGGTGGCGCGGAGTTCCCGCTCGTGGGCGCCCCAACCTCCGGGGGTGCCGCCTTCCGCGTCCAGAACGTCGTCGTACGCCTCCCGCGCCAACGCCAGCACGTCGCCCCAGTCACCCCCGAGCGCGTCCGCCACTTCCGGCCTGAGCAGGTCCGCCCAGACGGTCAGGAGGGAGTCGCGCTCAGCGGCGAACGTGTCGAGGGCGTCCATCAGACGACCTCCGCCAGTGTGGCGAGCGCACCAGCCATCCGTTCACGCGAGTGAGGGGTCTGCGTGGTCAGCAGGCCACGGACGTACACGTCGAGGGCGAGGGCCACGTCGGACGGCTTCTCGGTGAGCCCGTCGAGGACACGATCGGCGCACGACCACGCATCGGTCATCATCGTCTCGACGCGGCCACCCACGGAGATTTCCGTGTAGAGGTCGGCGGCGCTGGTCTTCCCGGTGTAGTTGCTCGCGGACTTCAACCTGTTGCCCGCGCGCTCCAACGCCCGGTACACGAGCACGTCGCACGCGGCCAGGAGCGCAGGCGGCACCTCCCCTTCGATGGGGGCGATGCTGCGCGTGGGGTGCTCATCCAGCGACCGCACGTTGTCGATGCCGCTGGGGCGTTCCTTGCCCGCCGGGTCGTTCGGCTGCGGGGTCACGTGGACGGGAACGCCGAGGGCTTCGATCGCGGCCTGCGTCTGCTCCGGGGACGTGGAGCCGAGGGCGATCTTCCGCAGCAGCCACTCCATGAACTCGTTGCGCTGCGGCTTGTCCTCCTGCTCGAAACCCGTCTCCCGACGCAGGGCGTCCGCGTTCAGTTCGCCACGGTCGTACAGTTCGATGGCCTCCCGCGAACGGTTGGGGCGCAGCCGCAGGTTCGACGTGTCCGCGACGACAGCCCACTCCTGCTCGGCCCCGGCCTTCACCGCGCCGTCGAGCGCGGGCCGCAGGTACGCCGTCGTGATCGCGTTGGTGACGATCGCCAGCCGGGGCTCGGTGTGGGCCTTCACGCTGGCCTCGTCCACCAGCCACGCGTTCCAGTGGTTCGTGTCCGAAAGACCCAGCAGCACCTCCGGCGGGATGTCCATGCCGAGGGCGAGGCGCTTGACCGCCGCGTCGCGCATGTCCCGCACGTTGTCGTCCAGCGCCGACCAGAACGTCATGTGCTTGATCTGGTTCAGGGACTCGCCGGGGGCCTGCACGACGACGGGGACGACGGCGGCAGCGGAGTCGGGATCCTTGATAGGGGTCATCATCGCGTCACCGAGCACCTGCATGAACACGTCCGCGCTCGACGCCGCCGAGTCCATGCCCTGCGGGATGGGGAACGTGATGTCCTGCGGGACGAACAGGATGCCGTTGCCCGCGAGCCGCGACGACAGGGTGGCGCCGATGTGCTTGGAGCAGGCGTCAATCTCCGCCAGGACTTGCAGGTTCGCCCGCGTGGGGGAGTCCGCAAGCACCGGGTCGATGGGGTGCGGGTTCCACACCCGGATGAGGATGTCGGACGAGGTGATGTCGTGCTTCTCGCCGTCCCACTCGGCGGTGACCCGCGCCCGCGCCCCGTTGCCCTGCTGCCGGACCTTGCCGACGGCGATGACGCGCCACTCGTCCTGGTCGGCCCGGTAGTAGTGGTAACAGTTGTGTGTGGCGATCATGTCCTGGGTGACGAGAAACGTGTGGTCGGGGCTGTCCACGGTGATGCACCGCACCGGCACCGACTCCACCGGGTCAACGGCTGTCACGTAGCGCCAGCGGTCCCGCTCGTTGCGCTCACGCACCCGCTCAGCCTTGCGCGGCAGCCCGGCCACTTCGACCCCGGCTGACACGAACCCGATGCGGTTGCGCCCGTGGAAGGGGCGCAGGCCCAAGGTGGCGGCCAGTTCGCGGACCTGCCACAGCAGTTCCTGGTTGATGTTGGCGAACTCGACGCGGCCCTGCTTGTCAACGTGCCCATCGGAGTCGATGAGGCCCTGGAGCAGCGCGAGGCGCTGGTCGTTGCTGGCTCGCAGGTAGGCAGCGGGGATGTGCTTGTCACCCAGCACCCCGGCACGCACGAGATCGCGCCGGAACCCGCCCGTCACACCGACCGAGTAGCCACGCCCGTCGCCCGCGCGCGGCGACCACATGTACCCGGCCTTCTCGACGCGCTCCCGCAGGAAAGGCTGGTCGGCATGGTGAACGGCGAACGCGGCCTGCGTCGTGGTGCCGTCACCGAGCCAGTAGCCGAGCAGGTACGGGTCCAGCGGCAGGTCCGCCTCGGTCCCTTCGATGGCCGTCACGGCGATGGCGTGGTTGTTGCGCCCCCGGTGGCGGAGGGTTGCACGCATCTGCTCCGTGGTGAGCACGGTGGGCTCATAGGGGCGCCCGTACTGGCGGGCGTAGGCGCGGTCGTCGGCCTCATGGGTCAGCCACAGGTGCTCGGCGTCAGCGATGACCTCGGCTCCGCCGGTGAACCGCACCCGGTAGACGGGCCGGTTGAGGAGCACGTCGTGCGCCTTGGTCACCCGGCACGGCTTCCCATCGCCGCCGAGCACCAGGTCACCTTCGCGCAGGTCGCCCATCGCGGTGAACCCGGTCGGGGTCGCCACCGGAGTGTCGAGCGCCAACGCCTCCCCGGCGACGGTCAGGTGGATGCCGGTCTGCCGCAGCATCTCGGCCTGCCCGTACTGGCCGTGGAAGTACGCGGTGAGGGCGTCCGCCGCTGGGCCTCGGGAGACGGTCTTGTCGTCGCGGCCCTCCTCGCGGACGGTGAGCAGTTCGGCGCGGGACATCACCGACCCGACCCAGTTCGCGACGAACCGCAGTTCCGGGCAGGCGTCGTAGTACGCCCACGCCGCCGCCTGCCACGACTCCCCGTTGGACACGCGGCCTGCGGTGACCTTGGGGAGTCGGACAGCCGACGCGATCAGTCCTGACGCCACTGGCGGTGCCTCAACCTTGCGGGGACGGGCCATCTGCTACTCCGGGGTGTCTCGGACGACGATCATGGACGAGGCATACGAAGCGGCGAGCCACCCGAAGAAGGCCCACCACGTCCAGTGAAGATCGCTGGCTACCGCCCAGGCTAGGGCAACGAGGGTGATCCACGGCGCCATGCAGAACGCGCAAGTCGGCAGCGTCTCCCACCCCCCCTTCGCCCACGTGATGTACCGGACGCGCAGCCACACCACGGGCGGGAAGTCGTCATCGACGGCGAGGCGCACCAGGCGGGCGACCCCGACGATGCCCACCACGACGGCGGCGACGAGGACAAGCGGGTCGTCGGTCATGCGGTCAGATCCCCTCGGACAAGGCGCAGCCCGGCGGGGTTGCCGATGCTGGCGGGCCGGACACCCTTGGACAGTTCCGCCAGGGCGTACACCATCGCGTCGAGACGGTTCGGTGAGTCGCCCTCGTCGGGCACCCACTCGGTGAGTTCGGTTTCCAGTTCCACGAACTGCCCGACGTGGTGGACGTGGTGCTGCTCGTACAGGCCAACGATGGGCTCGGCGCGCAGCCGCTTGCCCTTCTTCGCGTGGATCTTCAACACGCGGCCCGTGTACCCGGCGTTGCGCAGGGTGTTCTCCACCATGTCGCCGCCGAAGTTCGTCTCCGCGACGATGGCGTCCGCGTCGTACATCTCCACGGCGGTCATCGCGGCGCTGGCCCACCCGTTCGGGGAGTAGTGCCCGGAGCGGTCCGCGAGGACGTAGTAGTCCTTGCCCGACTTCCCGGCCACGACGATGCCCGTCTCGTCGGCGCTGTCCTTGCTGGACCCGGCGGGGTCGATGGAGACGAGCACCCGGTCAAGCGTCGGGTGGTCCGCCACCCGGTCGTCCTCGATCATCGCGTACGTCCACAGGGCGCCCTCAACATCTTCCAGCAGTTCAGCGTGGAGTTCCTGGCGACCAAGGCGGGTGCCCTCGTACTTGGTGATGACCCGCTCCGCGAACACCGGGGACAGGTTCTCCAAGTTCGCGTACGTCGAGACGCGCGAGAGGCGGGTGCGGGCGTCCTTGATGAGTTCCTTCAACCAGGGCTTCGGCTTCGGGGTGGTGGTGCAGATGACGCGGGGCTGCTGGCCGAGGCGCAGGCCGAACAGCAGGTTGTCCCACACGTCCTGGATGAGCGGGTAGAACGCGGGCTCGTCCAGCCACGCCGCGTAGTGCTCGGGGCCTCGGAGGCGGTCGGGCTCCTCAGCGGAGAACCCGCTGGCGACGCAGCCGTTGGGCCACGTCAGGCGCTTCTTCGACGGCTCCCACAGGGGGCGCTTCCCGGGCGGGCTGATCGTGACGATGCCGGACTCGCCCTCCACCATCGTGTCGCGCAGGTCAGGGCCTGTCGCGGCGACCAGCGCGATGCGGGGGAACTTCTCGGTGAGCCGGTGCACGTACTCGGCGCCGGAGCGGGTCTTGCCCGCGCCGCGCCCCGACATCAGCAGCCACACCATCCAGTCGGGGTCGGTCGGGGGCCGCTGATCCTTGCGGGCGTGGTTCCACACCCAGTCGTCGTGGGGCTTGCCGTCGCACTCGCGGTTCTTGCAGTAGAAGGGCCGCCACCGCTCGTTCTGCGCCTCTCGGAGACGCTGCAACGCGCGCTCCTGCGCGGCTGGCGTCCACGTGAGGTAGGCGTCGTCGTTGACCGTCACCGCTTCACCCACGGCGCTATCGGCGGCATCATGGCGTACAGGTCCGCAGGGTCGCGCCCCGTGTCGCAGGCCAGCGCGTAGGCAAGCAGCGCCCGCATGTAGGTGATGCGGGGCAGGCCCCGATCCGCTGCGGCCTCGCTGAGCAGCCGGGCGAGGTCGTTGCTCACCTCGATGTGCAAGCGCCTGGTCGTGTCGGCGTTACCGACCGCCTCCGCGCGGGAAGCGACCAGTGCTCGCTGCCAGTTCTTCTGCGACTCAGCAACCTCGCCGGTCTGCTCCGTGATCCACGCGTCGAGGTTGTCGATGCCCGGGTCAGGCAACGGCATCGTCGTCATCGCGCACCACCTCTCCGAGCACAACCACGTCGTCCTCCTCGACGGTGATGGCTGCGGTCTGCTTGGACAGGATGTGGCTGACCCACTGGTCGATCTCGGTCTGGGTGGGGTTGCTGATCGCGACCTGCGTGGGTGCGTCCAGACCGTACAGGCGGGTGTGCCGGTCGATGAGGGCGGCGGCGACCTGCACCGCTTTCAGGTGCTCGGGGTCGTTGCGGTCGGTGGCACGGCCCCACACCCCTTGGAGCAGCCGTTCGATGCGGCCAGCGTTGAGCGCCCGCAGCCGGGCCTTCTCCTTGGGGTCAGCCTCGTCTGCGCGCCGGGCGAGTGCCTGTTCCACCGCGACCCGAGCCGAGGTGGAATCCTCGTAGGCAAGCGCGCTGGCGATGTCGTCGTAGGACGCTCCCGCCAGCCGCAGCGCCAGGGCCGCGCTCTGGTTCCGCGTCTCTCCCTTACGAGTGGTTGCCACGGCTGAACTCCAAGAACTCAGCACGAGCGGTCGGGTTGTCGAAGAACACTCCGGTTAGGCTGCTCGTAGTCATCGGTGCCTCCGTTCGTACACCACGCATGGTGGCACACGAATGCACGGCACGGATCACGCACGCGCTGCCCAGTGGCTTCACGTGCTCGTCCATCGCGTCGGTGATCTGCCTGGTCAGCCGCTCCTGCACCTGCGGGCGGCGGGCGTAGTGATGCACCAATCGGGGGATCTTCGACAGGCCGACGACGCCGTGGCTGTTCGGGATATACCCCACCCAGGCGTGCCCCTCGAACGGGAGCAGGTGGTGCTCGCACAGCGACGTGAACGGGATGGGCCCGACGACGATCATCTCGTCGGAGGGGCCCGCGTCATCGAACATCGTCGCCAGCAGCGCCGCCGGGTCGCCGGGGCGGTCGGTCATCTCCATCCACGCCTTCACGACCCGCTCCGGGGTGTCGCGCAGGCCGGGCCGGTCGGGGTTCTCCCCGGCGAGGCGCAGCATGGCGCGGATCCCGGCCAGGGCGGTGAACCGCACTGCGTCGTCGTGGAGGTCGCGGGTGTGGTCGCCGGGCCAGGTCATCGGGCACGCTCCGTTCCGTACAGGAGGGTGTGCTGGCGCAAGGTCAGGTTCCAGCCGAACGCGGCCACGTCGTCGGCGATGTCCAGCGCAGTGCCCAGCACCTCGTCCGGGGTCACACCCTCGGGCATGATCCACACGCGGCCAGCCCAGTCGCCCCAGTCGCCGCTGTCCAGGTAGGTCGCGAGCATGATGAGGTCGTCCAGGTGGCGGGCGACCACTTTCAGGATCGCATGCTCGCGGCGCGCAAAGGTGTTCAGCACGTCGGGCCGGATGCGGCGCTTCTCCGGATCCGCCATCTGGGCGATCTTCGGGGACACCGACCAGTGCGCCACGCGGGCGTCCAGGCCCGGCGGGGGCAGCAGTGTCCCGTTCGTCTCCACATGCACGGCGTGGGGCAGCCGGTCCAGGGCGTCGAGCAGGGTCACGTTCCACCCGTGGATCAGGGGCTCCCCACCGGAGAGCACCAGCACGTCGGTGTTGTGGCCGGACACCTGTTCCACGATCCAGTCGGTGTCCCGGTCGGGGCACTCCGCGGACACGTCGTAGCGGTCGTTGTCCCACGTGTACGGGGTGTCGCACCACTCGCAGTGCAGGTTGCACAGGCCCAGCCGCAGGAACGAGCAGCGCCGCCCCACGTGCGGGCCCTCGCCCTGCCACACCGGCCCGAAGCACTCCGACACCGGGATCAGCCGACCCACTTGGACACCGCCATCCAGCCCGCCACGATGCCCGCGATACCGGCCAGCCCAGCCCACGTCGCGGGCGCTGGGGGGTCCAGCCGCACCACGGCGAACACGGCCCCCACAACGCCGCCTGTGAGCGCGGCAACGGCCACGTCCCTCACGGCGTCCACCACGCCCACGTCTTCGGCGTCTCCGACACCCCGACCGCGACCTGCACGCCGGGCCGCGCCGGGATCAGCGCCTCGACCTGCCCCGCGAGCAGCCACGCCAGGTTCTCCGCGCTCGGCTGCACGTTGAACACGTCGTTGAGGTGCCGGTGGTCAAGGGTCCGGTCGATCCACTCGCTGAACGGGGCCAGCGCCCCGTAGTCGAGGACGAACCCGGTGGTGTCGAGGGTGTCGGCGCTCAGCCGCACCTCGACCACGTAGTTGTGCCCGTGGAGGCGACCGCACGGGTGGTCCGGGTGCAGGCCCGAGAGTTGGTGGCTCGCGGAGAACGCGAACTGCTTGCTGATCTGCCACCTCATCGCGACGCCACCGCCTGCCGCCAGAACTCGGCGTCGGCGTACACGGTCGGGTCGGCCACGTCCGCGAGCGCGAACGCCTCGGCGCGCTCCACGCACGTCCCGCAGCGACCGCAGTGCACCTCGCCGCCCTTGTAGCACGACCACGACACCTCGTAGGGGGCGTCGGGCACCTGCCGGATGATGTCGGCCTTGTCGCCGGTGATGAACGGCGCGGCCAGGTAGATGCCGTAGGCGTTGAAGATCGCTTGGGCGAGCGGGTTGACGAACGTGGGGCGGCAGTCGGGGTAGATGAAGTGGTCCCCGCCATGCACCGCCAGCGCCACCGTGTCGCCCGCGCTGGCCTTGGCGACGAGCGCGGACACGAACAGCAGGTTGCGCCCGTTGACGACGGTGGCCGTCATCGAGTCCTCCGCGTAGTGCCCGTCGGGCACGTCCGTCTCCCCGAGCAGCGCGGACCCGCCGAGGATGCCGGTGAGGGGGAGCCGCCAGAACGGGATGTCGAGGCGGTCAGCGACCTCCTGCGCGGACGCCAGTTCCCGGGCGTGGCGCTGCCCGTAGTCGAAGCCGTACGCGATCACGTCGTAGCCCTCGTTCACGTACATGGTCGCGAGCCCGGTGGAGTCCATTCCCCCGGACAGGGCGAGGTGGACGGTCATGCTGCCTCCTGTGGCTGGATGTGGCGCCAGTGGGTGATCGCTGCATCGACGCCGTGGA